AGAATCTTCTTCTTGGTTTCCCAAGACAATTCTCCAAACCACACAGATGGACGCGGACATGTCGTCCAACGTACAATCATCTCGCTGCGCATCTGCATGACTTTCCAATACACAAAGCCACAATAAACACACAATGCAGCAACCATGGTGCACGCTCCATAACGTGCGCCATGCAACTCATTAACAATTGCCATTACAAACACTGTCAACAGTTGCACAACATGCTTCTTCATCAGCTCAATAATCGATGCTCGATAACTAAAACCAACAAGCACCAATCCTGATTGACTCATGAAAAAATCACGCAGCCACACATCAATGCGGCTACAAACGCTCTCCTCGAGCGCGAGGTACCAATCACGGACCTCTGCCACACCAGGCAATCCTGCCTGTGAATCCAAAGAATCACAAGAACAGAACTGCTCAGGCATCTGGCAAGTGGAACAAATAGCGAATTCATCATTCGCGCGCTGTCCACTAACAAAGGCTCTCTGGCCTTCAAAATGATCTAACGCTTCAACACGTAAAAATTCAAGCAACTCCTTAATGCTAAGCCACTTATCCTCGGCAAAGAAATACTTCTTCACAAAGGACTGCTTAACTCTCTTATCCATCTTAGTGGAGCCACCCTTCTCCTCGGGGACCCACTTGTAGACACGATAAAGACCGTAATCTGGGAACATTTCACTCCCAAACTCACGAATTTTGCGTGAATCCAAACGTGCAGAATCATCCTCCCGGTACTCGGGACGAACGATTTGCTCGATGTGAACATTAAAGCGTCGGAGAATTGCCTCCGGCGCATTAACCCACAATGAAGCATCCAAATCTTCAACATTAGTTGTTGCCGTAACAACACGAGGATCAAGCATAATCTGACCCTTCTTCTCAGCCTCAGCTACAGTAGCTGGCATAGGCTGATTGTTATTCAACAAAATAATCTTTTCGATTGGACACTCAGTGGCCTTCTCAGACCTAACCTGGGCAATATCATCAATACGAATAACCGTATGATGCGTGGCAATACCTGACATAAACTTGTCTTGCTCATTCATCGAATAGCAATTATCAGGATGGTTATCATAACCACCAACTCCAGCGAGATAACGACCAACGCCACTCGCAATACAAGTTTTTCCAACACTTGAATCACCAGTAAACAAGACACAAAAAGGGGCCTCACGAAGAGTACCCTTCTTCTGCTTACAACGTCCAACTGCAATCTTACGAAGCTGCAAAAGACGGGAGCTATAATACGCACGCTCACCATCTTTGCAAGTCTTCATCTCAGTTAGACAATGATTAATGTTGTTGTCTAGCTCTCGATCAAACGAAGCAAAATCAAGGCTACCGTGACGACCAACTTCAATCAATGGCCACTCCGAAACAAGCCGAGTATACATATCCTCAAAGGCGTTCTTCGGAACGTCGTCCCAGAAAACTGAGACATCACCGCTCTCAACAAAACGAGCAAAACGCTCGCAAATCTTCTTACTAAGATTCCACAATTCCTTGACAACCTCAGTCAAGGTAACCGTACGGTGCAACGGCTGCGTTTTAAACACACAAACTCCCATAAATGAGAGTTCAATGCGCTGAAACCAGCCAATGGCCACAAACAAACTCAGAATAACATTGATTCCTTTCAGAATCTCTGAGTCAACAATTCGAGGCAAATTCTCCTCAACAAACGTCCTCCAGGAGAAAATAATCTCCCAAGGAATTGAAGGAAACTTAAATTCCTCCATAATATCACGGAAGAAAAACCACATCTGACCGAGAAAATCCATAAGCTCGTCAGACGCGTCATAGGCAAGATTAATCAAATCTTTCTTACCTACCTGAGACTGAAGCGGCTGCTTCTTATTCTCAGTACAACGCTTGTTTTCTTCCTTACGCTGCTCAATCTGCTGCTGTGCGATAGCACGCTTCTTGGTAGCATTCCTCTTGTTCTTCTGCTTATTCGCCCACTTACTCTGGGCATACTTGTCCCCTCCTTGGGGATCAAGCAACTGGCTGACAACAAAGTCATACCAATAAGTAAACAAATTCAACATAACTGGAAGAGCATAGCACTGGAGCGCAAACTTAACATGCGCCCAATGCAATCCTCCTCCAGTCAAGCTGAAAAACAAGATCCAAAACTTGGAAGGCAACTTCCAAGTAAGCTCAACCCTAAATGGTGTAAAAGGTTGAACAAAAAAGTGGATGACCATAATCCACATAACTACCTCAACAAAAGGTAGCTCCCAACTGAATGGAATCAAGCCTGTTGTGTTGCTATTGTCATTGTTTCCGCAAATAAAAGAACTATTCATATTTGTAGGGAACAGGCAACATATTCGTTAAACGAATTCTAAATATTACTTCAAGCAACAAACTCGATTGAGAAACAACAATTCTCTCAATTTATATCCTTAGATCCAAAAATGACGGGCAAGGCAACATACCCTATACATGCGGTAACATGTACTGAAACGGAAATGTGATATAAATATATTGACTCATACTTCTATACGTCGAATTAATGTGCGCCAAATCGACCGATTCGTCTAATTATACTTTCTCTTTCTACTAGCTCCATGTTCTTATTAGGTCACTAGGTTAAAACGAAATTACTAATATGATTAGGGGGATTCGATTATAGGAAACACAATATATGATCCACCCGAAGGTGAAAATCTAATTTCAAAATCTAATTTGAAGAATTCACAAAATTTAAGGCTCCCAGCTGATTATAACGACACGAATGAAAACATCGCTATAACTCTAATACTGAGCACCAAATTGGCTCGCACTGTTTACGGTGTGCTGCCGCATACAAAATACAATAATAAACTTAACTAAACTTCCGAATGAAAAGTCTATGCATATGTATGATAACTAATGGTAGGCAATTTATGAAGTTTGGAATAAACAATCAAACGATATAAAATACAACTAATGAGGTTCGTAAAGAAACTCACTAGGTGTTCGTCTCTATTACTAACATCACAAGGGGTTCAATGAAACCCAAGTGATGTTATGTAAATCTTTGAGTAACACGAACGCAAATGCATAATATAAAATTCGCGTGAATGCGTGAAAAACGCCGGAAAGGGGCCTAATCCTTTCAACGAAATTCACAATGTGGGAGAGACCCAGGAGCTAAATGCTCCTGGGATC